GGTGGTGTAAACAACATGAAATTCCCTGTATTTTCTAGTATAAATTCAGGATTCGTTGCTGAAACTGGTGGTTCTGCACCTGCTGCAAATGGTACTGCAAGTTCATTAACATTATCTCCAAAGAAAATGATTTCTATTGTTAACGTATCTGCTGAAGCAATGGCACAAAATGCAGGTCTTGAAGCTGCTTTAAGAAGAAACATGGCAGCTAACATTGCATCTACTTTAGAAAGTGCTTTATTACAATCTGATGGTGATGTTTCAAATGGTCCTGAATCAATCTTTGCTGATGCTGCAACAGGTCCAACTACTGATTTTACTGCGGCTGCTGCGGTTAGTATGGAACAAACATTGATTGCAAATGGAGTAAATTTACAGGGAGCAAGATTGGCATATTTAATGGATGCTGATGCTTATGCTGCTGCTAAAACTGCGGTACAAGTAACAGGTGTTTCTGCTTTATATGATAATTCAGATAAAACTGTAAACTCTTATTTCTCATTTGTTTCAGGAAATGTTGCATCTGATGGAACTGCTGATAAAGCACACGTTTTATTTGGTGATTTCTCAAAAGTTCACATTGCACAGTTTGGTGGTTTAGATATTTTATTTGACCCATATACAAACGCAGGAACAGGGGAGGCAAGAATGGTTGTTACATCACTTGTTGATGGAAATGCTGTTCAAAATGATACTGCATTTGTTCAGTTATCTGAAGCATAATTAATATTTATTTTATTTTGAATAAGGGGGAAGGGTTTTTGCCCTTCCTTTTTATTTTTAAATCCAAAAAAGATAATGGCTAGATTGACCAAAACAACATCAGGTACAGAAATTTTAACAACTTCTGAAGCAAAAACACATTTAAGAGTTACACATTCTGCGGAAGATACTTATATTGCAACCCTTATAAAAGTTGCACAACAATATGCAGAAAAATATTGTGGTGGTTCATTTACTGAATCAACTTATGAAATGACAATGGAGGCATGGAATGATGTGTTTGTTTCAAATGCAACTTTAGGAACAACATCAAATTTGTTAAAATCATACACATACCCTGTTGGTGGTTATTATTCGCCATATACAGGTTTAGCACAAATTGTTTTACCAAAAGCACCAGTTAGTTCAGTTACTCATATAAAATATTATGATTCAAATAATTCTTTACAAACTTGGTCGGATACAAATTACAATCTTGTAAAACCTGAAAATCAAAAAGGTTTTGTTGAATTGGTTGATGGTAAAGATTTTCCAAGTCTATTTAATAGAGCAGATGCAATAAAAATAACTTTTGTTAGTGGTTATGGTTCAAGTGCATCAGATGTTCCAGAAACTATTAAACAAGCTGTATTATTGATTATTGGTAGCTTGTATGAAAAAAGAGAGGACACAGTAAAAAGGATGCCAACCACAGTTGAATATTTATTAGAACCATACAGAATTTTTGAATACTAATGAAAGAGGGTTTGTTAAAATCAGGTGAATTAGATAATTATATAACTATCTATCAATTAACAAGAACACAAGATTCTTATGGTGGTTATTCAAATAGTAGGTCAATATTGAAAAGTGTTTGGGCGAAAATAGTTCCGCACAAAGGAACAGAAAAAGTTGAAGATGATACAATCACAGGAACATTGAAAGTTGCTTTTTTAGTTCGTTATGATTCTGATTTGGAATTAGATTCTTCAACTGTTTCACCACAAAGAAAATTTCAAATTTATTATTTAAGTAAATATTGGGAATTAGAAAGTACAGAATATAATGGAAGGGGAAAAGGAATTGTGTTGAATTGTTCATTTAAAGATGATGGAAGATTAAATTAGTATGGCAAAGTATGTTTCAAATAAATATGGTAGTGCAGGAATTGGCGGTGCAATTGATATTGAAGGTCTAGAAGAAGTTAAAAGAACTTTGAAAAATAGTATTGATGATTCTAAAAAAAGAAGAACATTATTAAAGGCATTAAGATATGGTGCTGTTCCAGTTAGAAAAGCAATGAAAACAGGAACACCAATTAGAACAGGAAACTTGAAAGCATCTATTGGAATAATAACAGGAAAATCAGGAAGGGATGGAATTGGTCCAACATCAGTAACAGTTGGTGCGAAAGTAACAAAAAGAGGTGGTCGAAGAAGAAAGGGGCAAAAAAAATATATCAAAAATGATGGATATTATATTGGTTGGGTTGTGAAAGGACATAAAACAAGAAGTGGAGAAAAAACAGATGGAAAAGATTTTATCACCCCTGCATTTAATTCAAAAAAAGATGAAGCGACAAAAAGAATTGTTGACAAATTAGTTAGAGATGTATTAGAAAAAAATTGGAAATGAGTTTATCAAAAGCAATATATAAAATATTATCTTCTGAATCTGAATTGACAGACTTAACATCTACAAGAATATTTCCTTCTGTCATTCCTCAAAATGTGAATTACCCTGCATTAATGTATGAAATAAATTCTGAAGAACCAATGTATGTAAAAGACAGAAGGCATCAAAAAACAGAATCTCATATTGTGATTGGTGTTCATGGAAAAACATATTCTGATGTCCAAAATGTTTCAGAAGTTATTATTGCAACTTTGGAAAAATACAAAGATGAAACAGACACAGATTTTGTTAGTGCAGAATCAGGTATTTCAGGAGTGCCACCAACTGGCGGTTGTTCAATAGTAGAGGGTTATTGGATTCAAGAAGTTTTTTTTGATAATAGTTTTGATTTGTTTGATGAAAAATTAAGAGTGTTTGAAAAATATATTGAATTTGATGTTAGATTTTTAAACAACCCTGCATCAATGGGTGCGTTTGCTTGGTATGGCGGAACAGTACAGGGATTATTAAGTACAAATTTACAAGTAAGAACTTTGCCAACAAGTGATGGAAATACAATTGCTTTGGCTTATAGTGGGGCAGGTGATTCAACATTAAATTTAACACAGGGTTCAGAAGCAGGGGAATCAGCAAAACCAACATACAGAACAGATGGTGCATTAAGATTTGACATGGAATCAGCGACAGACCCACAAGCAAGACTAGAAGTTTCCGCAACAGATGGAATTGATTTTACTGATGGATGTACTATTTTTATGGTATTGAAAAAAAATGCAGTAAACAACACAACAATTTTTCCAATGTTTGCACCAACAATTGGTGGTGGTGCAGGTGCATCAGGTTTAAGAATATTTGATATAAATGCAGTTAATTATGTTTATATTCAAATTGGTGGTCAATTTCCTTTGCAAATATCAGGAACAAGTGTGCCTTCATTTGAAAACAAAACTTATATTGCTTTTTCATGGGGTAAAACAGGTGATGAAACAGGACAATATCAAATCATTGACCCTTTAGGTGATACAATATATGCTTCAAAAAAAGTTTACACAGATTATTCAGGGTCAAGCACAGGAACATTCAGATTTAAAATGTTAGGTGTTAATGGTGGTGGTTCAGGAACATTTGATTTATTCGATTGCGTAATGTTTAACAAAAAACTAACTTTTGGCGGTGGTCAATATAACAGAATAAAAGATTATTTATTAAATAAACATAACTTATGAAAAAATACATAGTAACATTCATCAAAGACATACCAAACACTAATAGAAAAAAAGGTGATAAATATGGTCCTATAAATAAAGAAGGATATATGAATTATTTAAATCAAGGTTGGATTGAAGATGAACATGGATTGACAAAAACTAAAAAGAAACAAAAACCAAAGAAAGAAGAAAATTTAGAAAATTAATTAATTTATAAAAACAAAAAAAAATGGCAACAACAGGAATTTTTAATGGAACTAGTTTAGTTCTTTCGGTGGACACATCAGGTACTGGTTCACCAACATTATTAGGTGCTTCAACTAGTTGCACAGTGAATTTTACACTTGATACTTTTGAAACTACTAATAAAGATTCAGCACACAGGAAAGCATATTTACCTGCTGCAACAGGATTTACAATGGATTGTGAAGCGTTTTACACAACAGATGAAGCAAACGCACCTGATGATTTAATGACAGCTTTAAATAACAGAACATTAATTGACGTTGAATTTAATGAAGCATCAGACACAACAGGTGATTTTAAATATACAGGAAAAGCGTATATCACAAGTTGTTCTTTAAATGCACCAAATGAAGATGCTGCAACTTTTTCTATAAGTTTACAGGGTTCAGGGGCATTAACTATTGCTGCTAACTAGTATTGTTTAGTTTCGTTTTAAATACTATATTGAAAAAAAATTATATAGTATGACAAAAGAATTAAATAAACTAGCTATTGGCGGTCAAATGCGACCTGTCCATTTTGGCTTTGCAACATTATCTGATTGGTGTGATATGTGCAACATGACTTTAAATGATATAAGTAAACTTGGTGCAGATATGCCCATATCAACTGCAATATCAATGGTGTATTGTGCATTGAAGCATGGTGCAAGAAAATCAAAAGTTGCATTTAATTATACAACTGATGACATAGCTGATTGGTTAGATGAGGACCAAAATGCGTTGGTAGAAACAATGAATTTGTTTACAAAATCAATGAGCAAAGGCAAAGAGGAAAAAAAGGTGAAGGGGGTGAAGTAAAAGCCCCCCAAACCTTCGATTCCTTGCTAGAAATAGCATTAGGGCAACTTAATATGCACGAAGATGATTTTTGGGATATGACCCCCAAAGTCTTTCAATTAAAGTGTGATGGGTTTTTTGCATTATTAGACCAACAAGAAAAGCAACAATGGGAACGAATGAGATTCCAAACAGTTTGTTTAATTAATAGTCAAAGAAAACGAAGTGAACAAATAACTTTACAAAAGTTAATAAAGTTTGATTGGGAGAAAAAAGAATCTCAAAAAAACGAAAGAGATAAAATTGATTATATAATTCACAAATCACAAAATAAATGAGTTTAGCCAAACACGTTTCAATATTTTTTA